AGGACCTCGCCACCCTCGCGGTGGTCGGCGCCCCCAAGCCCGGCGAGGCACCCAAGAGCATCGAGTCATTCGGATTCGGCAAGGGCTACCGGATGGTCTACGAGAAGATGCTCATGCTGCTGGCCGCGTTGGATGCGCACATTGACCAAGGCCGCAACGTGGTCCTCATCTGCCACAGCATCGCCGGCAACACGCCCAACCCCAGCGGCGAGGACTACCTCCAGCACCAGCTCGCTCTACAGCAGAACAACCAGGGCCAGCTCCGCACGCGCGTCGAGGGGTGGGCCGATCACATCCTGTTCATCGCCCGCGACGTGTCTGTGAAGGAGGGCACCAACAAGGGCACCAGCAAGGGAAGCCGCTCCATCCAAACCGTGTGGGCTCCATCGTGGGTCGCCAAGACCCGCCCCTTCCTTCGCGGCGATCAGGAATGCGGACTCCCGCCCGAGATCGAGTATTACGACCCGCGCGTCTATCCCACCGAGGCCGCAGAGGTGTGGCGGTTGCTCGGCTTCAACAAGTAGACCCATGTTCCTTTTGCACACTTGGCTAACACACAGGAGTGATTCGATGTCAGATTTTCAAGAAGGCAACTACGACAACTGCACGCTCAAAGAAGCGACGTTCGGTGAAGGCGACTTCGGGCCGCAGTGGGTGCTGACGTTCGACGTTGGCGGCACCAACCGCACCGTCTACCTCTCATGCGGAACCGACCAGCCGGACAAGAACGGCAAGACCGGTCTCGAGAAGACGGTCGCAACGCTGGCGAAGATGGGGTGGAATCAGGACTTCGACAACCCTCAGTTCACCGAACCAGTCCAGCCGCTCTACATGAAGATCAACGCCAACGGCAAGGAGCGTTGGTACATCAGTGACGGCGCGTACAAGGTCGCGCCGGCATCCGTCGATCAACGCCAGCAGTTCAAGACCGCCTTCCGCGCCGCCAACGGTGCCCCCAAGCCCGCAGCCACGCGCCCCACGCCGGCACCAGCACCCGCCAAGGCCCCAGCGCGGCCCGGTGCCGCACCAGCACGCCCAGGCTCATCGACGCACACCAGCACCGGCACCGTCCCGCTCATCACCGCCAAGGACCTTGACGAGGCGTGGGCGGCCGTTCAGAAGGCCAAGCCGTCGGTAACGAGCGAGGCGTTCTACGGCGCGATCGAGACGTACTCGGCTGAGCAGAAGATCGCCGAGGCGGCGTTCACTCCGACCCATTGGTCCGCCATCGTGGAGATTTGCACGCTCCCCGAAGCTCCGTTCGGTTGACCTCTCCCCACTTCACGGCCGTTTACCAGACGTCCGTGAGGCTTTGCACCACCAGCCAAGGAACCGGCTCCCATGAAGATTCACCCACTAGCACAGATCATCCCCCCCCTCACCGCCGACGAGATCGAGCGGCTTGAGGAATCAATCAGCCGCGGCTATGACCCCATGAAGCCCATCGTGCTCCACGAGGACATGATCCTTGACGGGCGACACCGGCAACAGATCGCGGAGAAGGCAGGCGAGAAGCCTACCTACGTCGATTGGAAGCCCGCCTACGCGGGCGACACCCCCGCCGCCTTCGTGGCCCGGTCGATCATCCACCGGAGCCTGACGGCCACCCAGCGGGCCACCATCGCGGCCGAGTTGCTTCCCCACATTGAGGAGGAGGCCCAGAAGCGAATCAAGGCGGGCAAAGCTGACCCTGAGAAAAAAGTTTCTCAGGGTCGCGCGGAGCAGTCTGCCGCGGTTGCCGCAAAGGCGACGGGTGCCAATCAGCAATACGTCAAGCAAGCCAAGGTCATCAAGGAAAAGTCCCCCGCCACCTTCGAGAAGATGAAGTCGGGCGAGATCGGCATGGCCGAGGCCAAGGCGGTCGTGAAGGCCCCACCCCGCCCCGTCAAGACCTCGCCGGCCGACGCCGCCCTTGCCACCGCCCCGGTGTTCAAGGAACTCCGCAACCGTGCCCACGCCCTCAAGCGTGACGTTGAGGCCCTGTGCCAGAAGCCCGAGGGTGCGGAGCTGTCGAAGGTGTGGAAGCGGATCGAAGCAGCCCTTGAGAGTGTCGCCACCGACATCCGTTACAAGACCCCCTTCAAGCCGTGCCCCATCGGCCCGACGTGCGAGGTGGGTTGCAAGCAGTGCAAGGGCAAGAAGTGGCTGAGCGAGGACGTCTACGAGGCGCTGCCGGAGGCGATGAAGTCGTGACACCCATCCAGACCTTCACCAAGCCCGAGATGGAAGCGGCAATCGCCGAGTGGGGTTGCAACTGCGGACCCGCCGCTTTGGCCGTCGCCGCCCAGGTGTCGCTCGACAAGGCCCGCCGTGCCATCCCCGGCTTCGACCGGCTCAAGTTCACAAACCCGACGGGTATGCGGACGGCCCTTGAGACGTTGAAGGTGAAGTACACCAAGGCACCCTCACTCACGCCCGCCGACCTCACCTACGACGGGCTCTCCATCGTCCGTATCCAGTTCGCCGGACCGTGGGACAAGCCCGGCTCGAATCCACGGTGGGGCTACCAGCACACCCACTGGATAACGACGTGGCAGAACGTGATGGACGACCACATCGTCGCGTTCGCGTTCGACATCAACGGTGGGTTCCGGCCGTTCCGTTCATGGCACGACGCCGTACTCCCCCAGCTCATCGCCAACGACAAGCGACGTGACGGCGGGTGGCGGCCGACGCATGTGTGGAGGGTGCATTCGTAATGCTGTTAAGGCCCTACCAGCACGATGCCAACGACGCCATCGCCGCGAAGTTCATCGCGGGCGAGAAGTCGACGCTGCTTGTGCTCGCAACAGGGCTGGGCAAGACGGTCTGCTTTGCTTCACTCGTGAAGCGGATTGACGAATGGGCGCCCGGCAAGCGCATTCTCATCATCGCCCACCGCGAGGAGTTGATCCGCCAGGCCGCACAGAAGATTCAGGCCATCACTGGCGAGATGCCCGACATCGAAATGGCCGGCGAGCGTGCCGACATCAACATGTTCCACACCGCAAAGGTGGTGGTAGCGAGCAAGGACACGTTGCGGGGTGACAGGCTCAAGCGGTTCAAGCCCGACGAGTTTGGCTTGGTTGTCACCGACGAGGCGCACAGAAGCGTGGCAGATTCGTATCAGAGCATCTACGCCCACTTCGCCGGCGTTCCGCACCTGGGCGTCACCGCCACACCCGACCGCTACGACGAGGAGAAGTTGGGCAAGGTGTTCGATAGCGTCGCCTACGACTACGGACTTGTTGAAGCGATCCCCGACGGCTGGCTCTGCCCGATCAAGCAGCGTGCAGTAGAGATTCACGGACTCGACTACTCCAAGGTCCGCACCACCGCTGGCGACCTCAACGGCCGTGACCTTGCCGAAGTGCTTAGCAATGAGCAGGTGCTCCAAGAGCAGGCCGACGCCACCCTCAACGAAGCACGCGGCCGCAAGACGATGGTGTTCGCCACCCCAGGTTTCAAGTCTGAGGGCGAGGACAAGTTCCGGGTCAGTGAACGACTCACCGAAATCTTTAACCGCCACAAGCCCGGCATCGCCCGCCTTGTCACCGGCGAGACACCGAAAGACGAACGCACGCAAATCCTAAAGGACTACCGCGACGGCCACTTCCAGATTCTTGTGAACGTCGCGGTGTTCACCGAGGGGTTCGATGACCCCACCATCGAACTCATCGCTATGGCCCGTGCCACCAAGAGCCGGAGCCTCTACACGCAGATCGTCGGCCGCGCCACCCGCCCACTCCCCGGCTTGGTCGATGGACTCGCCACACCGTTCGAGCGTCGCCTTGCCATCGAGAAGAGCGCCAAGCCGTTCTGTGAGATTCTGGACTTCGGTGGCAATGCCGGCAACCACAAGCTCATCCACGTCAGCGACATCCTGGGCACGGGCTACACCGAGCAGGAGATCGCGCTGGCCGAGAAGACGGTGAAGAAGGCGAAGGGGGCCGTGGACGTTTCCACCGCCCTCAAGGACGCCCGCAAAGAGATCAGCGACAAGAAGCAGCAGGAAGCCAAGGAGCGCTTCATGCGTGCGTTCATCAAGGGCACCGCTCAGTACAGCGTGCGGCAGGTTGATCCATTCGACCCCAACGACATCGACCGCCGCAAGCAGAACGGCATCGGTGCCAACGCTGAGGCCGCCACCTTCCCTCAGCTCAACTACCTGAAGCGGCTGGGCGTGAAGACGTGGGACGGGATCACCAAGCGGCAGGCGTCGGGCCTCATCGGTCGGGCGATAGCGAACAAGAACGCCCGGCAAGTCGGGAGGACAGCGTGACGCACCCCACCATCATCTCGATCAGCCTCCGCCTACCGAGCAAGGCGTGCCACCCCAACGCCCGCCCTCACCACATGGCGAAGGCGAACGCGAAGAAGAAGGACCGCCAGACGGCGTGCTACGTCGCCCTCGAAGCGATGAAGGGTCAGAAGTTCGGATGGAAGCACGCCACCGCACACGCCCACTTCACGCTCAAGCGCGAGCAGGACCACGACAACCTAGGGGCTTGGCTCAAGCACTTCTGGGATGGACTCACCGACGCTGGCTTGCTCTCCGATGACCGCGGCCTCACGCACAAGCCGATCACCGTTACCAAGGGCAAGGTGTCCGGTGTTGTGCTCACGCTCACCAAGGGGGAAGCATGACCCCCACCCCCGGCACATACCGCTACGCCCGCATCGGCATTCTCGCCACAATCAACCTTGTCTACATCGTCAAGGTGTCATCGTCCGCCACCGTCTACTGCCACCGCATCAAGCACATGGCGAACGGGACCGCGCGGTGGGGGCCACGATCATGCTGCAAATTCGTGGACGTGCTTACCGATCTGCCATCGTTCGAGGAAGTGAACCGCACCATCCACATCGCAGGCCAGCCGCCCGAGGTGAAGCCATGATTCCCGGCTACCTCCCATGCACGAAGGCCAGGCGGTGCCCGATCTGTGGGCGAGGCGATTGGTGCCTCATCGCCAACGACCGTGTGACGGCCATATGCCCACGCACGCCGCAAGGGGCCGCGCGTCAGGCTGGAGACGCGGGGTTCGTTCACGTCATCGACCAGCACGCCTACGACGCAAACGCCGTAGCGAAGCGGCATACCCCGCCACCGCCCACTCCTGTCGTTCTCGATTGGGAGCCGACCGTCGCCAAGTACGAGCGGAATCTATCAGCCGATCAACTCCACTCGCTCGCAGTGAAGTTGCGGGTGCGGGCGATGAGCCTGGCCGGACTTCGCATCGGCTACAGCCACCAGTACGACGCCTTCACGTTCCCGATGTACGACCACGCCAACAAGATCATCGGTATCCGCGTCCGCAATATCCGCGGCGACAAGTGGAGTGCTACGGGCAGCCGTAACGGTCTCTTCGTTCCCACGTTCGACTGGAGCACGATCGAAGAGGTTTGGGTGGTGGAGGGTCCGACCGACACCGCGGCGATGCTCAGCATGGACTTCTACGCGATCGGGCGCCCAGCCTGCAACGTCGCCGTTCCCATGACGTGCCAGTTTCTTCGTGGTAAGCGGGTCGTCATCGTCAGCAACTACGACGAGGCGAAGTGCCGGCCCGACGGCAGCGTGTTCTTCCCAGGCCAAGAAGGAACCGCGACGCTCGCAGACGCCCTCATCGGAACAGCCAAAGAAGTAAGAGTCATCTACCCCCGCAAGGGAAAGGACGTGCGCCAATGGAAACAGCAGGGAGCAACCAGGGAAGAAGTGATGTTCGTTCGGGACAGCAGCGTCCTGTGGAAAAGGAGAGCAGCATGACCGACCCCCTCCTCCCCCTGATCGAAGGAGAGGGCAAGTGACCGAAGCGAACACCACCAAGGAACCGACCATGAACATCCAGATCAAGAACAGATTTACCGGCACCGTTCTATTTGAGGGCGACTTCGCAGCACTGAGAGATTGCGTTCTCGCGGCAGCCAATGCCAAGTCGAACCTCTCGGGGGCGGACCTCTCGGGAGCGAACCTCTCGCGGGCGAACCTCTCGGGAGCGGACCTCTCGCGGGCGAACCTCTCGCGGGCGG